GCTTAACAAAACTAAAGTTGATTCTTATGGAAACCGAATCCGTGGTAACGTCTGCCTTGAGGTTTACTTGCCGTCACGAGGAACTTGCCTGCTGCAGCATGTCAATCTCGCTGCCTGTGACATCGAAGACATCGCACCGGCTTTCGTTGAAGGTATGTCCGAGCTGTGCAGTCTCCATAGCCGGACAGGCGTTGGAGAGTCTGGAGAGTACTTGCCACCCGAGACAGATCGACAAGTCGGACTGGGAATGCTCGGACTTGCCAACCTCCTTCGAAGGTACGGTGTAAGCTATAAAGAGTTTGGTGAAGCTCTTGCCATTGTCAACAGTGGCGAACAGATTAAAGAATTCACCCCTGGCATCACCCTTGCCGTAGAATTTAAAAGTGGAATCGCACAAGCTGCGTCGATTGCTCGATTTAACAACATGGATCGTGCCTTCGCTATTGCTCCTACTGCTTCATGCAGCTATCGGTACAAGGATCCCGATGGCTACACAGCAACCCCTGAGATTGCCCCTCCCATTGCCCGCCAAGTAGACCGTGACAGCGGCACCTTTGGCGTCCAGAGCTACGATTACGGTCAAGTTGAGATCGCATCGGAAGTTGGCTGGGATGCATATCTAAGTGTCGCTAACGGCATCATGAAGATGCTGGATGGCACGGGACTTCTTCACGGTTATAGCTTCAATAGTTGGTCCGATGTGATCACCTATGATGAAGCGTTTATCGAAGAGTGGTTGGCATCTGACCAAACCTCCCTTTATTATTCGCTTCAGGTAATGGGTGACACACAAGACAAGACCAGTGCATACGCTGCATTGGATGAGTCGGAGGTCGATAATTACCTGGAGTCACTTCTAAACGACCCTGCTCCTGATTGTAATTGCGGCGAATGAACCCTTATCAAAAACTCCTATCACGTAAACGTACGTGGACCCCTGTCCAAACCACCGCTGGTAAACTTGTTGAAGGCGCGGAAGAAGCTATCTATCGTGCCTTGGCAATTCGCCATATGGAGCTTCCAGTGGGTGACTTTATCACTGATGCTCTAGACAATGATGTACCAACGCTGGCACGGGAAGTCTTACAATCCAACGTCCAAGACGAAATTAAACACGACCTTGCACTGGGTTACATTACCAACGCCATTGGTGTTGATCAGAGTGCTGAGGAAGAAGCGATTAAGCTCCGGGACGCCTGGATTGCTCATCCGGATCACACGATCCTCAAAGCACTGGTTGCCGAACGTGCGATTTTCTTTGTGCTCCTGCCCTTTTTCCGTTTTAACGGCGATGCGGGATTGAGGACTGTCTCTGCTGACATCAGTAGGGATGAGCAAGTTCATGTGGCAGTCAACTCTTTGGTCTCTCGTGAACTTGGTCTTGAAGTTTCTCCGTCTTTGGATAAGCTTCGCAAGGCAACTATTAACTGGGTTATGCAGCCACTCAAGGCTAACAACCCTAATAAATATTTGAACAAAAAATTTTGGCTGGATTCCAGTGATCGTTTGATGTACGAAGGTAAGGCACCTGAACTTGCCGAGACTAAACGAGCACGTATGCCAGCGTTCTTTGAACATGCAAATCCAAACCTCCCTCAGTACGCTTAATGTACTGACGGTAGAGCGTCTTCTAGCGGAACTAGAGGAGCGCTTTCCACTCACCAATCCTCAACCCGGCACCGACCTAGACCAGATCATGTATCGTTCTGGACAACGTAGTGTTGTTGACTGGGTTTCATCTAGACTTTCCGAAGGAGATTAATTATGTGTGGCGGTAATTCAGCCCATCACGCAGCTGAGCAAGCAAAACGTGACGCCGCAGCTTTTGAAGCGCAACTGAAGGCTCAACAAGAGCAGCAAAAAGCAATGTTGGAAGCCATGAAACCGGTGGCACCTACCCCTCCGCCAGTTTCCAGCAAAGCTCAGCTTGGTTCTATTGGCATCAAAGCTAAAAAATCTAAAAAGGCAAGCACTCTTGGTGGTGCTAAAGGTGTGGCTCAACTGAGAATCCCTCTTAACGTTGGTGGTTCTGGTTCAGGTGGCACTAACATTCCTACTTAAATTAAAAACAAATGAACGCACGTAGTCGGTATGATCATCTAACCAGTGACCGGCAACACTTTCTTGATATTGCTGTTCAATGCTCTGAGCTAACTCTTCCTTACCTCATCCAACGTGATGAGATCAGACCTACTTTCAAACAACTGATCCAACCTTGGCAAGCAGTTGGAGCCAAAGGTGTTGTGACGTTGGCAGCGAAGCTTATGCTTAGCCTGCTTCCCCCACAAACCACGTTCTTCAAACTGCAGCTGCGTGACGACAAGCTGGGCACTGAGATGCCTGCTGAGATGCGCTCTGAATTGGATTTGAACTTTGCTAAGATTGAGCGTATGGTGATGGATTCGATCGCTGCTTCTAGTGATCGTGTCGTTGTTCACCAGGCTCTCAAGCATCTAGTTGTTGGTGGTAACGCGCTGATTTACATGGGTAAGGATGGTCTTAAGCATTATCCATTGAACCGTTATGTTGTAGAACGTGATGGCAACGGTAACGTAATTGAGATCGTAACCAAAGAACTTATCAACAAAAAACTTCTACCAAAAAATATGGTAGATGAAAAGGTACCGAACAGTGTGGTTGGTTCATCTCTTCACGGTGATGACGTAGAGATCTACACTCATGTTAAACTGGACAACAACCGTTGGGTGTGGCACCAAGAGGCTTTAGACAAACGTATCCCAGGTAGCGAAGGTAAAGCACCTAAGGATGCAAGTCCCTGGCTGGTTCTACGGTTCAACACTGTGGACGGTGAGAGCTACGGTCGTGGTCGGTGCGAGGAGTTCCTCGGTGATCTGAAGTCACTCAACGCACTGTCACAGTCCATCGTCGAAGGCGCTGCAGCAGCTGCTAAGGTAGTCTTCGTGGTGTCACCATCAAGCACCACCAAACCAGCCACCATCGCCCAAGCAGGCAACGGTGCGATAGTTCAAGGTCGTCCAGAAGACATCGGTGTTATCCAAGTGGGTAAGACTGCTGACTTCAATACGGCAATGACTATGATGCAACAGCTTGAGCGTCGCTTGGCTGAAGCATTTCTGGTTCTTAACGTCCGTCAATCAGAACGGACTACAGCTGAAGAAGTTCGTCTTACTCAGCTTGAACTTGAACAGCAGCTTGGCGGATTGTTCTCCCTGCTGACTAATGAGTTCCTGGTTCCTTACCTAGATCGTAAGCTGTTGGTCCTGCAACGTAATGGTGAGCTGCCTAAGATTCCTAAGGATCTGGTTAACCCAACTATTGTTGCTGGTATCAATGCCTTGGGTCGTGGACAAGATCGTGAATCACTTACCACATTCATCGGCACTATCGCTCAGACACTTGGTCCTGAAGCTCTGATGAAGTTCATTAATCCTGATGAAGCTATCAAACGTTTGGCAGCTGCACAAGGTATTGATGTACTGAACCTTGTCAAGAGTATGGAGGATCAGCAAGCTGAAGCCCAAGCTGAAATGCAACAGCAACAAGACATGGCTAGGATGCAAGCAGGTGTTGATGCACTTAAAGCGCCTATGCTTGATCCCACTAAAAATCCCAACGCTGGTCAGATTGTGAACAACGTTATGGGTGCAGACATCATTCCCCCTAATGAATAGACATGGCTGAAATCATGACCTATGACTCCACCAACGATTCGGTTGTGATGGAATCTATTGAATCCAATGAAGCTGAAGCCCTTGCCATTGGTGAGGAGCTAGTCGCTCAACAGGAACAACTCCTGGCTGGTAAATATAAGAACGCACAAGAGCTTGAGAAAGCTTACGTTGAACTCCAGCAAAAACTTGGTTCACAAGATAAAGAAACTAGTGAGCCTGAAGAAACTCCTGAGGAACAACCAAAGGAAGAAGAGACTGATGAAGCTGTAGATTTTCTGTGGAACGTCAATGACGAGTACACGAAAAACGACGGTAAACTCAGTGAAGAGACGATGGAAAAGTTCGGCAAGATGTCCTCAAAGGAGCTTGTCGAAGCTTACTTCCGTTATCAAAACACTCTAGAACAGGCACCTGCAGCACCTCAAGGTGTTGAGTTGTCTGACGCTGAAATCAACCAAGTCCAGGACTATGTTGGTGGTGCTGAAAAGTATCAACAACTGGTTTCCTGGGCAGCTGATAATTTCTCTCAAGAGGAAGTCAGTGCTTTTGACAGTGTGGTTGAAACAGGTAACATTCCAGCTATTAAGCTGGCACTACAAGCTTTGCAGTATCGCTATCAAGACAACATGGGTGTAGAAGGTGAAATGATTCAAGGTAAACCTGCACAATCCCGTGAGGTCTTCCGTAGCCAAGCAGAGCTTGTACGAGCTATGAGTGATCCTCGCTATGATCAAGACCCTGCATATCGCATGGAGATCATGGAAAAACTGGAACGCTCTGGACTTGAATTCTAATGAACGACACAAACATCTGGGCTAAAGAGCCACCCCTCATTATGACTGATCATCCCTACGGTGTTCCACACAACGAACGAGCTGAGCAACTCAACGGTCGCCTTGCTATGCTTGGCGTCATGGCTGCTCTTGGCGCTTACGCGCTGACTGGACAAATCATTCCTGGTATCTGGTAATGGCATGTGGTAAGAAGTACTCCGGTAAAGGCGGAGGCAAAAAGAAGTAATGGCTAAGCAGTCAGTCAGTCTGAAGATCGGTAAGCACAAGTCCCGAACTGGAGGCTTGACTGCTGCTGGTCGTGCTAAATACAATCGTGAAACTGGATCGAACCTCAAGGCTCCACAGCCTGGTGGCGGTCCACGTAAGCGTTCCTTCTGTGCTAGAATGTCTGGCGTAAAAGGACCAATGAAAGACAGTAAAGGCCGACCCACCCGTAAGGCACTTGCTCTACGAAAATGGAAATGCTAACATGGCAAAGCCTGGTCTCTATGCAAACATCCACGCCAAACGCAAGCGTATCGCTGCAGGCAGTGGTGAAAAAATGAGAAAGCCTGGGTCTAAAGGAGCACCCACGGCTGCTAACTTTAAACGCTCCGCTAAAACTGCTAAGAAAAACAAACTCAAAATCAAATGAAATTCCTCGCTATCCTCCCCGCCGCCGCTCTGCTGGCTGCTCCCGCTTTCGCTGCTCCCTACGTTAACGTGGAAGCAAACTCCGGGTTCACCGGCTCTGACTACACTGGTACCTCCACTGACTTCCACGTCGGTGTTGACGGTGCTGAAGGTGTTGCCTCTTGGTATATCCAAGGTGGTCCTACCGTTGTCTCTCCTGACGGTGGTGAAGCTGAAACCATCCTGACTGCTAAAGCCGGTGGTGGTGTTGGCGTTTCTGATGCTCTCTCCATCTACGGTGAGATCTCTGCTGCTTTTGACGACACGAATTCCTACGGTACTAAAGCTGGTCTGAAGTATCGCTTCTGATAAAGTACGGGGTTGGACTGGACAAGCGCCTTGCCAACCCCTATCAAAGTGCGCTCATACATACCCGAACAAACACACGCACTTAC